TTATATTGAATTCGTATTTGCCAACCAATAATACAACGCCACCAAAGTCTTGCCATCAGCAATGCGATTGTGTTGTAAAGCGTCCTGAACTTGTTCACGATTCATCATCACCAATTCCACAAATTCATCTTCATCGGCAGTAGCGATACTGTTTTGAACAATGCCTTCGGCCACATACAAATACATTTTTTCATCGCAAAAACCAGCTACAGTATAAAACGTGTGTATCAAACGCATGGATTGAGCGGTGTAGGGCGTTTCTTCAGCCAATTCACGAAATGCACATTCACTCGGGTCTTCGCCTTGTATATCCAATTTTCCCGCAGGAATTTCCAATAATTCTGTACCGCAAGCATGGCGATATTGACGCACCAAAATCACTTCTTGATGTTCCGTAACAGCTAATACGGCTACCGCACCAGGATGTCTAACCACTTCGCGTGTCGCGGTTTTATCATTGGGTAAAATCACAGTATCCACACTGACTTTGATAATCTTGCCATCAAAAATGGCTTGTGATGCAAGCAAGGTTTCTTGTAAAGACATATCTCAACTCATTTACAGATAAAAATAAAGTGTAACCAAAATAACAGAAGTAGACACTGAAAAAATTAAATTTTCAAAGAAGGGTGCACATTGATTTCATAAAAATGAATTTTAAACTGAGAGTTCTATAATTTAACATAATATATATTATGCGTAATTGGATACTCAGTGGAATTTTATTCCAAAATTTCAATTATTATTAAATCTACGCTTTTTATAAAATCCCATCGGAACAGCTACATTGTAAGTCTTCATCACCGATTTGAAATATTCAGTTTTCAAAAATTCTTTCTCCTCTTCACGTGCCTTGTAATACTCACAAGATATAAAAACCTGTAACGGGTCTAGGCTCAATGCTTGAGCAATCATGATTTTCTTCGCAAGCGGTAGTTTTCTTGAGCCTCGTCTTAGCTGTGCCATCTCAGCCGTTCCAAAGCCCCAATGCAAACCTAATTTGTAATCTGATTCAATATTTTTTTCCCGTTTGTATAAGTCAATCCATTGAGCTTGAGTTTGCATAGCTTTTTCCTTTTCGCAATTTTATTGCTATTGTTTCATATTTTTTTGGACTGTCAATCCTATTATTTTTTCCTCACTATAAATATTATTCGCTCATGTTTATTGAAACACCATGTTAAGGGAAAGAACATGACTATGAATAATAAGCCTCTACCACCACATGACAAGCACACTGCTTATATAGAAATCAGTAAAGCTGGTTCAAAGTTCTTGTGTGTCTTGTTGGATTCTTCTACTCGTCAGCCTTTGCGCTCTTTCAATACAAAGCGTGAATGTCAAAAATTTGCTGCCGCCCATCAATTGGATTTCGTATTCGTTGGGGGTGCAAAATGAGTTTTTCTGTTATTCATTCTCCTTTGGTTGCTCCTACTCGTTTTGCTCCAATTTCTGATTATCCTACTTTATCTGTTGTCCTTACTTGTGATTACAGTAATGAAAAAACGTCTTTTGTTGTTGTTCTTTTGAAGTGTTTTTCTAACTCTACTACTGCTGCTTTTAGTCTTGCTTCTTCTACTGAATACTATTTAAGTAATTCTTTTAAAGATATGTATCTTCAGGCTCATCATTTAGCTGTTTCTTTAGACATTCCTTTTATTAATCATTCGTCTTTAACTTTTAATGGTGAAAACAATGGTTAATTTCGTTAATCTTTATCGAGACCCAAAGCAGCTTTGCAGCCGACCTGAGGAGGCGCAAGTTGCTTTGGGTCGTCCGAGCGCAAATTTTGACCGACACCTTTCTAATAGGTGGGTTGGTGAAAACTTAAAAGCTGCTGCGGATTTTGGTTTTGATTTATCTACCCCCCTACCTTTTCAAACCTCTGTTGCTCAAGTGGATGACTTAATTTCCAAATCTGAAAGTTTTGAGTCTTTTAAACAAGAATTTTTGGATTGTCGAGGCAATATTGTTGAATTGCTTTTAAAACGCAACATTGAACAAGAAGGTGCATTTATTGACCAAGTCACGTTTACAGGCGATTTAGAGTCTTTAAATAGACGCTCTGCCCAGTTCTTTGATGGTTTAGATGGCTCTCACAAGGTTGATACTGTTGCCCAACGCTCTCGTGCTATTTCTGAGATTTTAAAAGAGATTTTTGGTTTTGGTATTACATCCCAATTAATGACTTCTAATTTCTTTTATGACTATTGTTTTGAATGTAAAGCCAACGAGAAGCTACTGTATGCAAAAGTACATTTTGGCGGTCAAAGCAATACTTTTTGCATAGAAGTAAAAGGTTTGGGTATCTCTGCGGCTCATCCAGATTGGAATAAGCGTCTTTTTAAAGTCATGTCTTCGTCTTGGTTCGTGCGTCCGAAGATTACCCGTATTGATATCGCTATGGATTTTTTTCATGACGAATATTCACCAGAACAAGCTCGTGAAGACCGTAATAATGGTTTATTCAATACTCGTAACAAGCTCATTCCCAAAGCTCAATGTATTGGTACTGAGTGGGAAGATGATACAGGCAGAGATAAAAGCGGTAAGACTTACACCATTGGCACACGCAATAGTGCCCGTTTTATCCGTGTCTATAACAAAGCAGCCGAACAAGGTGTTCAGGAGACTTGGGTTCGTTTTGAAGTCGAATTTGGTCGTAAAGCCATCATTCCACTTGATGCTTTGGTTCACCCTACTGATTACTTTTGCGGTTCTTCCACTGCTGCGGCACGTTTCACAAATCACAATGCTCGCTTTGTTGACAGTCAAAAAGTTAAATTGTCTTCAACAATTGAACGTCAATTACAAGTTTTGAAAAAACAATCAGGTCGTGCAATCAATTTCTTTATTGAATTCTTTAAAGATGCTACGCCTGAACAAGTCTTGAACTTCATTAAACCAAATCACAATCGTTTGCCTGAGCGTTTGCATCCTGCTGCATGGTCTGTTGATGCCGCAGAAAACGTGCCTTTTGATGAACTTGATGATTTTGAATTAAATAACACCCTTCTTTTTGGATTTTAGGAGCTTGATATGCCTCGTTATGTTTTGAAAAAGGTTTTTGCCTTTAAAGGTGATGTTGATGGCAAACATTATGATTATTGCCGTGTTGAATGTGAAATGAAAATCAATCCTACGGATGGTTCATTTGGCTTGGGTACTCGTGTTTTTGATGTTGGTACATCTGAAAATATGGCTTTGTTTGACCAATGTCGTCCATTTTTTGATGCAAAACCGCTTGAAATTGCTCCTATCGTTGTTGAATTTGAGTACGACGAAGAATTGACACGAAATGAACAAAAGACCGTTTACATCGTTGACACCTCTACTTTGAAGTTTCACTTCCCACGATCCCAACAACCAAAAGTTTAAGCGTTACGGGGGCGACGCTTTGCAGCTCTTTCCCAAGCCCCCACAACACCCAAGATTTAAGACTTGGGGCGGTTTTAAATTTTGCTTATGAATTGCCCCAAGTGAGATTTTTATGACTAGAGATGAATATTACGCTCAATTTCCTGAAGATTGGACTGACACTGACATTATGGAATATGAGTTTTCAGGCAGTACTCCTGATGATTTTGATGATGACCATGTTTCTTCTGGTGAAGAAATGTTCGATTTTAATCTTGTTGAAGATTTTGAGTTTAATTTTTAAGCGAAGCAGACACGCTATTTTGTTTGCATTTTTCGGAGTGTTTATTATGAAACGCATGAATCAAGTTGTGAAGTATGGTGTAGGTTCTTCTTTGGTTGCTGTTGCTGCTGCTGCAAATGCTGCTATCCCTGCTGATGTCACTACTGCCATTGGCGATATTGGTGTAGATGGTGCCACTGTAGCTTGGGCTGTTTTGGTTGGTTTGGTTGCGATTGTTGCAGTCAAATACATCCGAAAAGCTTTGTAATTTGGTTTTGTAAATTTCGGGGGCAATATGGGCTATCAAGTTGGTTTTCAATGTTTTGAGTCTTTACAAGAGGCACAAGATTATAAATATAGCTCTATTGCTCCTGTTATCAATTCAAACAATCAATTAATGCAGCCTGTCAAAATTGATGATGTTTGGACGTTAAACGGTATTCAAATTGTTGATTCTTTCCCATTTTGCAGTTCTCTTGAACAGTTTCAAGATGGTATTCAAATGGGCTGGTCTTTGATATTGGTTGCCGTTTCTATTATTGCCGTTGCAATTTTAAGGCGTGCATTATGAATCATATTGTTGTTGCTTTGCATCCTTTGGAGTACGCCATGTCAATTTATACAATTTTAGGTTTGTTGACTTGTTTAATCATTGCAGCAGTCATTTTAACAATGGGGCGTTGATATGCGCTCTTTTTTTATCTTCTTATGTTTGATTCCAATTTTTGCCTATTCATCTGAATTTGATGGTGTTGTTCGTTCAAATGGTCAGTTGCATCCTGTGAGTATTGATAAACAAAATCCTTCACAGATGCGCTTTTGGCAAAAATACGCTGAACATGGTGATGCATGGGTCAATTCTCGTACTGGTCAAGGTCGTCTAGGTCTTCCAAGTGGCGTGATGGCTCCGTCTACTGTTCCTGTGACTATTCAGCATAAAGTTGATAAAAAAGCGGTTATGAATAATATTTTTAGCAAAGTTAAAACTTATGCTAAAAGTCCTGTCGTTGGCCGGGCAGGTTGGTACGGTATGGCTGCTAGTATTGCAATACCTTATCTTTTAGATGAGTTTTTTCTTGATGAAGAAAAAGGTGAATTTGTTTCTATTGTTGGTAGTCATTTTATTTTATTTTCTAATAATGTGAATCATATTTCTGGGTCTTCTTGGGGTAATTATTCTACTAAACAGCAATGGAAAGATTTTTGTTTTACTAATTCTTATACATGTCAAGAAATTTCTACTTCTAATGCTCAATCTCCTATACAAGTTTTTTATGATTATTGCAATGGAAAATCTACTGTTTACAACGGTTTAACTCTTTATTCAGAAGGTGCCGTTCATGCTGGACGTTGTCTTGCTAAGGACCCTAGATATCCAAATAATATTGGTGTTACTTTTGGTCCTATTATTCAAGTAGTTAAAATTTTTCAATCTTCCCCTTTAACTTATAATGATTTTGAACGTTTAACCTTGCCTGTTGCTGAATCAAATCCAACTCCTTGGGTTAATGCTGCTCGTCCTTATCAAAATGGACCAATTGCTGGTGGTGCTGTCGTTGCGTCTTTTTCTGCGCCTGCGGGTACTTCTGTTACAACAGACCCTTATACAGATCCTATTGATGGCAAAGCAAAACAAACAACCATTACAATCAATAATGACAATCGTACTGCTAGAACTTCACATATGTTAAGACCTGATTTGGATGGTCAAACCGATGTTGCGCCTGTTCCTGAGCCATTACCTGAAAATCAAATGCCTGTTGAAGAGAATCCAGCACCTCAAGCTTCTGCACCTACTCAATGTGACAAATATCCTGATTCATTAGGTTGTCAAAAAATGGGGGATGGTTCAGAAGCTGAAACTATTTTTGATGATATTACAATCCCTGAGATTCAAAATCCAACTCAATTTACTTTAGACAGTTTTATGCCTGATAGCGGTTCTTGCCCTGCTCCGACTTCTTATAATACTTCTCATGGTTCGATTATTTACAGCTATGAAAAACATTGTGATGTTGCTGTCATGTTGCGTCCTTTCATTATCGCTTTTGCAAGTTTGACCGCTTTGTACTTGATATTTTTTAGAAAAGCATAGGAGTTTGTCATGCCTGCTGTTTTAGCTGCTATGTTGGCCACTGTTGCCCGTTTTTTGGTTTTAAAGTTGATTGCAGTTTTTGGCATCGCTTTTGTGACTGGCGGTGTTAGTCTTGCATTGTTGCAAACGTTCAAAGGGTATATTTTGGATGGTTTTGCATCTTTAACGCCTACTGTCTATCAAATCGCAATGCTTGCAGGTGTTGGCTATGCTTTGAATATCATATTCGGAGCAATGGCTTTTAAAATTGCTTTGAATGTTGGCAAAAAGCTGATGGCCGGTGTTTCGGATGTTGCATCATGATTATTCTGCTCACTGGCAATATGGGTACTGGCAAGACTTCAAAAGTCATACAAATGATTATTGATAATGAAGATAAATTGTCTGAAATGCCTGTTTATGATACAGATGGTAAAACTATTTTGGATTGGATTAAACGCCCAATCTATACCGCTCACATTGACGGTATTGACGAAGTAAAGCTCGGTGTTTGTTCTGTTACTCATGAACACATGCGTTCTGATGTTACCGGCAATGTAAAAATGACCCCCTAACGGCAATTTGAAATTGACCCCCTTGTTTTAAACTAGCGGCTTTACTTAGGGTCGCTTGATGTTAACTCAGGAGATGGTTGTGACCATTAAAGTACTTAGGAAACAAGGGATGTCAATCAAAGCCATTACCCGTGAAACAGGTTTGGCTCGCAACACGGTGCGGAAGTATTTGCAACCAGTCGAAACGACTGTCCGACAGCATTCTACCCGCCCCAGCAAATTGGATCCTTTTAAAGACTATATTCAC